TGTGAATAATTTTGTAAAACTTTTAAAAGTTGGTGCTTTGTCACTTTCGAGATAACAATACAATATTTTTAATGCGTTTAAGTAATTAGCTTTCGGTCCTGCATTAGCTGTTCTTTTTAAAAATTCTTGAAAACTACACTTGACTTGCTCGCTAAAATGTACCTCGAAACGATAATCAGCATAAGCTGACGTATCTAATTCAAAATCAATATTGCCGTTTTTAGTTGGTAAAGATACTAACATCTACGCTTCCACCTTTACTTTTGGAATTGGTACAGTTTTTCCAAAATCGGCATAATTAGTATCAGTTGGCGTTGATGTTAAGCGGGTTACCTTACGAGTATTTCCGTTAGTGTCTACGAAAGGTGCGTCGCCTGTTGCTGCTAATAATTCGGTACCGATAATTTTTAAAGCTATTGAATAGTTTTGTGGGTTGATGTTTTCAGTGCTCTGTTCGTATGACTCTGTAGGCGCTGCAGAAGTCACGTTAAATAACCAATTTTTAATTATAATATTTTCTTTATTTGTATTAATTCCGTCAACTTCGAAATATAAAGCATGAGGTTTAGCAGCTAACTGCTCGACGTCTGCAATACCACCGTCAATTTCCATTTTTCTGCCCATATCGATTTCGTAACTATCCTCTAAAGTTACTAAACCTAGCGTTCCATTAATTCCCTTGTCGCTAGGTACTACATAAGTGATCTGACCATCTTCATAGATTTCTTGTTCTGAAAATTGTCGTTCTAAAGATAAATTAGCCGTTCCACCGATTGGTTTAATTTCAGCTGTTTCATAACTCCCTGCTACATCAGACAGTGCATATTTAACATTTTTTACATTGAATTTTAATATTTTTGACATTTGTTTTTCCTCCTTTTAATTTAAGTAAAAATCAAAAGTGACTTGAGATCGTCCCAAATCACTATTAAAACCTAAGTTTATTTTGTTATAACTAATTTCGTTCTGAATAAGCAAATCCTCAACCATGTTAACATATTTTTTATTGTCTATATCGTTCGCGTTTCCTTCTGTAAAAACAACTATTTCGCAATTGCTTGACCTGATGATAACCTTTCCGTCTGCTCTTACATGTGGGGTATTAGTTACATCTGTGATATACACAATATAACTACCCTCTAAAGTTGTCGGGTCTTCGTTTACTGTTTCCTCATAGATGTCAATTTCATTTGCAATAGGTTTTAAGATTTCCCATATTTTTTTGGAATACATTTCAACCACCTACTTGTCTTTGTACTTCTTCTTTTATCCACCTAACATATAGTTCTTTGTTCTTTTCAAATGTTGGACGAATAAAAGGCTCTCTTTTTACGAGTTTGCCATTTCTTGCGTGCCAGCCATATTCCATTAGAGTAGATAACCAACCTTTTTTGCCAAAATGCACTAAGAAGCTTTTCTTCCCGTCTTTATGCTTCCCGCTAATTGTTATATTGTCTCTAAGGTGTCCGTATTTCCCACCATCACCTTTACTAATTGGTGTTGGCCAATACAATTTATCACCAAAGTCCCGCGCGATCATTCCCATTGTGTTATCGAGTGTAACATTTAGTTCTTTTTCGTAAGTGTCCACGAATTCCTCGATATATTTTCCTAATTCTTTATTTAAATCAATTAATGCTATGTTCGCCAATTATATCCACCACCTCTTTATCAGTGCATAACGTTAAAGGTAATTTAATAAACTGCGGGGTTATCCCTTTTGCAACTCTCGTTACTTGATAAACCGTATTTTCTACCTTGACATATTGCTGACCGTTATAACTCATTTTCCGCATTTGGATCGTGCGAGTTAATTTTACATTATGCGTATAAGCACTGTAATAGGTTTCTGCGCCAACCTCTTCATTTGATACCATTTCTATTTGGCTGCTAATAATAGCCTTATATCTTTTCCCTGTCGTTTCATCGAGCACGCTATCAACTACATAAAATGTTGCTAATGTATCTAACTTCATGTCATCAAATCCTCTTCGGTTAAAGCTTGTAAAATCGGTATGTAGTACATGTATGCTTTTGAGATTTTTATATTTCCACTTTCAACATTCAATAAATCGTTACAAATAATAGCAATCGCAGTAACGCCTATTTGACTTTCTATCGCTGGTTCAATAACTCCAGCCGCCTTAAATTCTAAGACGGCTGTTTTCACGTCGTTTGCTATTTTTTTCTTGTAATTAGCGTCTAGGCTATCTTCTCTTAAACCCATGTTACATATAACATTCGATGTTAAAGTTACAAAATCAATCATGGAGTATCACTCCTTTTTATAGTATTTAGTAAATTCAATTATATTGTTGGGATTCGATGTTTAACCGTTTCTGCAGGGAATAAGATGCGTCCGCCAGCATAAATTTTTGCATACCATGCTGTTTGGTCTTTATTTTCGTAGATTGATGTATTAACCGATACCGTAATATTTTTAGACACATTTACAATATAGTAATTTGGATTCCATAACAAAAATTCATTGTCTGGAATATCGTCTGAATGGTCGCAGGCGACGCCGTCAAGTAAATACATAGGGCTTGCAAGATTTCCTTGGGTGAATGGAATTGTTGAAGCTAACAAGTTACCATTAGGGTCAGTCATAGTTTTAAATTTATTAAAATAAGTTTTACGGTTCATCAACCATCTGGCTCCTTTTGCATACGCTGTTTTCATGCTTCCTTCTGTCGCCATGATGTCGGCATAAGTCGGATCATCTCCAACTTGTGCGCCATAAGGCTCTGGGACACTCACTCCTAATAAACCATCAAATATTCCAGGTACAGGATTTCCAGTAGTTACATTAAAATCTAATTGCTCTTTTAGATATTTAGCTGATTCTCTTGCTAAATAATTTTCTAAATCTTCAATCGCATTTGTTAAAAGTAAGTTTTGCACTTTAATTTCAGCAATGATTGCAGTTTGTTTGATTTCTAAATCTGTAAAAGTATATTTCAATTGAGCTACTCCGTCAGCGTTAGGGTCTTCTCCTGTACGTGATCCGATTGGTAAATTTACATTACCTTTAAAATTAGTCTTGTTAGGAATTAAATCCCAAATAATACCAACATCCTGCATGATTGATTGGATTTTGTTAACGGTTGTTAAAGGTAACAAAACATCTGCGCCCGCCTCAACTGATTCAGCATTTAGGTCGGTAACTGTACGGTAAATTGTTTTTTCATCTTCGGATAATTCTTTATAAACGCCTTGTTTTTGCAACACATCTTTAAATATATTTTTATAAAATGCGTCACGATAAATTGTTGTTGCTCGTTTTTCTTCGCGAGTCATGTTTTCAAAGTTCATATTTTCTTTTCCTCCTTTATTTTTTTTAATTATGATATTTTGAGCGCCACGTTCTACCTCGTCAGCTTGAAGTTCTGCGTCGATTTTTTGTAATTCATCAGCTAATTCCTTAGATCGTGTAATAAATGTTTTTAATTCCTCGTTACCCTCTTTCGTAGGGTTTTCACGATGTAATTTTGTTTTAGCAAGGATTTCCTCTTTTTCTTTGAGGATCGCATTACGTCTTGCTTGTTTTTCTGTTAATTCTCTTTGAGTTAACAATTAAATCATCTCCTTTAATAATTTTTCGATTTCATCTGCGGTTTTCTCCGCTTCTTTTTGTTTTAATTCAAGTTCTTTTTTAATTGGTTCTAATTCTTTTGCAATTGCCGTTGTTTGCTCATAAAACGGGAAAGTGACAAATGATACCTCTTGCAAGTCCTCAAATTTTTCCCAAGTCATCATTTTGTTTTCTTCATCAAAACTCCATTTACTAGGCATTGCCGCAAAGCTCATACCTTCAATGATTTTTGCTCTTACAAGTTCATAAAGGTCATTAGCATAGCTGACGTTCGGTAAATCTACCTCACAAAAAATACCCGTATCATCTTTTTCAATACGAGCATTTATCATATTTCTGCCTACCGGCATTAAACTAGTGTGACCAAATAAAACCATTGTTCTAGATATGTCAATATCATCAAATGCTGCCTTGCTTACTTGCTCTTGCCAACCCTCACCAAGCCAATCAGCAGGCGCCCCACTTTCAAATACTATTGCGTACCCTCTAACTGTTTTCGTTTGCTTCTCCTGGTCCTCCCTCGTTACTATCGTCGGCATTTGCATTGTCTGTCTTTTTACTATCATCTTTTTTGTCACCCCCTTTTAGCATATTTTCTATTGTTTGACTGTTCTTGTTTGTCATAGGAATTTTACCTAAACCGTCTGGTAGCGGTGGTTTACCAAGCTCATCTCTAATTTCATCAAACAAGAGTATCCCAGCATAACCCATTTCTTTGTAATATGCTGTCTTAGCTGATAGTGTAGCAATTTGTACATCGACCATGTTTGCCTTGATCGTGTTGCCTTTATCGATTGCTTCACGACTAAAAAACGCATAGGTTAGCGCTTGTTCGGTTTTTTCCGCAAGTGGCTTTATCGAACTGTCAACATATTGTTCGAACTCGATGTCGGTTGCTTCGCCACTGACTATTTTTTTATTAGTATCATAAAAACGGTAAATGTTATCGATAATGTCATCAACTAAACGTGGGTTAGGTTGATTAACATTAGGATTGGTTGTTACTACTTCTTTTGATGTTGCGCCACCAATAAACACAACTCCATTCTTACTCGTTTCTACTTGCTCGTTTATTTCTTTAATCTTTTCTTCATAATGCTTGCCCTTTAAATTTTGTTCAGTTAGTACAATGATCGAAATATCACCCGTTTTATCGCTCGCCTTTAAGATT